CGTCTCCCATATAACTAAATATATCTACGGCTCTTTCTGTTTCTATCCCCATACTGTTGACACTAGCCGTAATAATCTCAGCCGCTTCTTGGAATTCCATTCCAGAAATTTTTGCATATTTTATAGTATTTCTAAGCCTATTATCCATTTGCTCTAATGATAGACCTTGCCTAGCATATTCTACCGCAGCTTTAGCAATTTCAGTTGTAGTTACACTCATTTCTTTTGCGAGTGCATTATAACTTTTACCTAATTGAACTGCATCTTCATTAGATAAATTCATTACTATTCGTAATTGGTTCATTGCATTATCAAGATCTGCAACAAATTGAATACTGTCTCTAACAACTCGAATAGCACCCATAATAGTATTTCCAATGAGTAACCAACTAGCGAATTTTTTCCCTGCCTCAAAAATCGATTGTCCAAAAAGACCTGTAAACTTACTTGCATCTTGAACTTCTTTTTTATAAATACCCATTGTAGTATTTATTTTTTTAAGTTCTAAATCTGCATCACGCATATTTTTAGAGAAATTCTTATCCGCAGGATTAAAACCTTTTATTTTACTCTCTAAGGCATTTAAATTTGTTAAATTATCTCCAGTTATAAATGCTCCATTTGTACCACGCATACCACGTATTGTATTAAGCATTTTTTCTTGTGCAATATTTTGTTTATGGATTTCAGTTGTTATTTTTTTTTCTTCTGTTTCTTGAAGCATTTTTGCTTGTAAAGATTGAGAAAATTGCTTGGCTAAAGTTTCTCTTTTTTGTATCTCATAATCAATAGCATTTATATTTTTTTTATTAAAATCATTAGAAGATGACTCTAACTGTTTATAATAATCTGCCATTTTAATAAGTTCATCTGGTTTTCGAGTCATATCACCTACAGTTTCTTTAACTCGTTGTGACCAATATTTAGATTGTTCGGCATTGATTTTTTCCAATTGATTTTGATGAATTTTTTCCTGTTGCATTTTTGCTTGCAAACTTTTAGAAAATTGTTGTGCTTCTTGCTCGCGTTTTTGTATTAACATATCAATGCCGTTTATATTTTTCTTATTAAAATCATCAACTTGTTTTTGTTGCTGTGCATTACCTTTATCTATACTTTTTGCTTTTATATTACTAATATTACGTAATGTTTGCTCTCTAATTTTTTCAAGTTGATTTAACTTCTCTGCTTCTATTCCTTCTATTTTTGTTTTATCACCAATATCTATTTTTCTTCTAACAATATTATTATATTGACTTTGATGATAAGACAATTGCTTTCTCAATTCTTGTGCTTCTTCGGTGTCTTTATTATTTAATTTATAATAATCTTGCCTTAATTTACGAATTTGCGTTAAATGTTCTTTGGCTTCATTAAAGTTTTTATTTTGTATATCGCCAATACGTTTTTCAAATTCTAATTGTTCTTGCTGAAGACTTTTATCTTTGTTGACTACAGTATATCCCGTTTCTTTACCTGTCCCTGTAGTATGAACGGTAGTTTCTACTCCCGCTAAATTTTTATAAGTTTCAGATTGTTTATAAGTGTCTCTATTAGCATCCTGATGTTTTATTGTTTTTATTTTTTTGCCCAATTCACCATAGGCATTACTTAACTTATTAACTTCAAGTTTTTCATTTTGGATGTGCTTTGTTTGTTCACTTAATTTACTAGTAGCTTGTTCTATTCCTGAACTAATTTTTTTATTAACTTCAACAAGTGCTTGTAATACTTCTAATGCTTTTTTATCTATTTTTATTTCTAAAGGTTTTTTATTAAGTTTTTGTTGTATTTCTTCAATTTCTGTTTCAATTTGTGCCTTACTTGATTTTTCAAGAATTGCACGTATGAGAATACTGAGATTTTCATCAGACATTATTAATCACCTCATCCACTTCCTTTCTTAAAAATGACAATAAAAAAGAAGTGGATATATAATCCCACTTCTGATAGTTCAAAATATTAATTTGTTAAAATATAATTATCAAAATTAATACCAATAATCCAACAAATATAAAAAATATAGCGCAACCAATTTGTTCATTAAATTCAACTCCATGAGTTAATCCACCAACTTTAACTCTTCTACCATCCTTTAATTTAATATATTCTACTTTATAGCACATTCTATATCGTGTCATGCCTTGAGCAAATGATTTTGGTGGAGGAGGAGCTTGGTGTGATTCTCTCCAATATTTGTATTTATACTCAATTATTTCATCTTTGTATTGTTCGACTAATTGATTTAATGCGTTGCGGTTGGTTTTATCAATAGGCATAGAGAATACCTCCTATTAATATTATGCACTTAAAGCATCTTTATTAATATAAGGTTTAAATATTTCATCTAATGTTTTATGTTTAATATCCCAAGGAAATATTAATATACACTTATCAATAATATTATATTTATAAAGTAATTTTATTTTATATTTAGTTCTCTCTCGGTATTTTTTTAAAATCTTACCTTTTGAATTTCTATTATACATTCCAAAAAATTCACAATAATACACTTGATCACCAATATATATTTTCCAATCAAATTTTTTCTTGCAGTTTGGAATAATTTCACTATATTTTGGTTCTTTATCAAATTTAATATTATTATTAATAAAATAATTTGATATATCTGCTTCTAAATAAGACTTACATAAATTACCCAAAATATCATGACAAAATTTTCCCCAACCAACATAAGAATTATAATCAATATTAAGTAATTTACAAACATTATCAAAAGAACCAAAATATTTAATATATGTACTTCCTGAAGCAATATTTTTATTATTATCTAAATCATTAAAATTTGGAATCCTATTTAATTCTATAAAATAATTATAAAAATCATCTAACATTTCTTCTTCTGTTCTTTTAATAGTATCGGTTCCTGTTGGAGTCCAACCTAAACTCTTTATAAAATGGTTGTATGCACCACCAAATTTTGAATAAAAAATACTTTGTGAAAATCCACAATTATAATCTTTCAATTCTAAAAACATAGGAGGTCTGCCTAATAAATTATAAATATTTGTTATTTCTTTAATTATTTCTTCTTGCGTAATATCATGATCAACATTAACAGGGAATTGAGGAATATATCTTTTACATATATCATTATATTTTAAACCTAATTTCTTTTCTAGTTCACGTCTACAAAATCCTTTTATATTTATCAAATCATATTCATCTACTGTTGGACATTTATTTAATTTATCAGCAAGATTTTTTAATTGTTCTATAGAAATTTCTATACGTTCTTTAAAAGTTAAAGGTTTTTCAATTAAACCTGCTACAACACAAGCATTAATTAAATTTCCAAATTCTCTACTAAATGTAGCTTCACAAGGATACCAATTATTATTAACAAAATCTTGTCGCTTAGGTTTTCTGCCTAATAAGTTATAAAATTCTACCAATTTATCAAGCAATTCTTCTCTTGGATATTTATTAACTTTATTGCTCTTTAAATTAATATCTGATAAATAATCATTCCAATTATCCCAATGCTTTTTAATCACTGAATATGTAAAACCTATTTTATCTAAAATAGGAATATTACCTGTAGTATTATAATAATCTAATCCAATTCTGATCATATCTTCTTTAGTATAATTATTAAATTGTAAATTAATATCCATTCCTGCTTCACGTAAAGCATTATTCCAAGAACCAAAATGATTTTGGTAAACTTTAAGACTTGGGAATTCTTTATTCTCGTCAAAATCACAACAAGTAGGGACTTTATTATACGTATTATAAAACCTTTTTAATTCACTTATTAAAAATTCATCAGACATTGTTTTACTTGCATATCTTATTTCCTTACCCCTATTTAATCCTAAATCTCTGGCTTTCTTTTTAATCATACCCCATTTACGTTTAACCATTAATCTATCTATAATCTCATCTTGAGGATAATTTTCATACATATCTATTAATATTTGTTCATCACATTTATACCAATCATTAGCACCCATAATACCTAATTCATTTATAAATTTAACCCATGTACCCCAATGAGTCTTATAAGCATCTTGACTAGGATACCCATTTTTTGCTTTCATTTCTCTACCTAGTGGATACCTATTATTTTCTTTGTAAAATCTCCAAAACTCACTCATTAAAAATTCTTTAGTATATTTTTTCACTATCATCTATCCTTCCATATTAAATTTCTATCCTTTACCCAATAATCTCCAATAGAAAAAGAGACACACGAGATGATAAGGATAGAAATCATCTCTAACGCTTGCAAGTCGTTTGTGTCTCTAAAATTAATTTCTTATATTTAATTTAAACAATAAAAAAGAGGTAATATTTAATATTTACCTCTTAATTACCTATTTTATAAATCCCAATATTACGGCATCCCTAAATCTAAAAATCATTACCAAATGTGGGATTTATAAATTAATCTATAAATCACTTAATGATTTCTTTTCTACTTGTTTAATACCATCTTTATTAAAATACTTACCTAATTCTTCATCAACTTCAGTATCATTGTAGAGTGACACCATCAATGTAGACTCCCATCCAACAATATCTTTAATAATATCAGCAGGAATATTAGCTTTAGAAAGTGAAGTTGTAAAAAAATGTCTGTTTAAATGCCAATACCAATCAAGCCCTAAAATAGTAGAAAAAGTTATTGCCCAAGAATTTAACAAAGAAACATCTCCAGGTTTCCATTCACCATTTCTTTTATTCCAAAATATTTCTTCACCTTTAATTCCTAGTTCTTCACGTTGTTTCATCCATAAATCAAGATAAGGTTTAAATTTATTAAGCACATATCTATAAATAAATTTTCCATTACCTCTGCCTTTAGTTTTTATTTTTTCAGGTGTTTTATATAATGATCCATATATAATATTTTCATCAGTAAAATAATCAACCTTGAATCTTAACAATTCTGATTTTCTAGAACCACTATATACTGCTAATGCAACAGCACATGCTTGTTGATATTTACCTTTTTCTACTAGATAATTTAATAAATATTCAACCTGTTCATCTTCTAAAACGGTTTTATCTCTAACTTCTTGTTTAGGAGGTGCGGGTATTTTATTAATAATTGGTCTGAAATCAGGGTATAAATCGTCCATTACTGATTCAATATAATTTGACATACTACTAAGAGCAGATTTTAATCTTCTTACTCTTGCAGAACTTAATTTTTGTGTATTAACAAGCCATCCTTGATATCGAATTACATCACGTTTAGTAAAATCTATAAAGAATTTATTATCATTATTTTGTAAATTCCAGACCATAAATATCATAATATCATTCAAGTAACCATCAATTGTTTTGACGGACTTATTAGTGCTTTTACAATATTCAATGAAGTCATTTAGAAGTTCCTTATTCTCTTTTAAGACTTGCAACCATAATTCAGGAGTTACTATTGAATGTTGAACTGTTTTTCTAGGCATTGATTCACATCCTCAATATATTTATATTTATCTATATCAATAAAATTATTTTCAAAATCAAAAGGTAGTAGATAAAAAATATCCACTACCCTAAACTGCATCACTTAAAATAAAACCGCTATTCTGTTATGTTAATTTGTTTTTAAATTACTTTTAGCCCTAACTCACGTAATCCGTCAGCCATTG